GCCCTAGAAAATGCGGGATTAAAATTGTCAGTGGCGGCTTCATAGTCGCCACTGATGAAACTGTCTACGAGTTCCACACTCGTACCCAGCCGAGAACGTTCCTTATAGGCCTTTTCCAAGAACAAATCAATATGTTCTGGATTTGCAGGGCCCATTGTCAAATGGAACGGATCATTCCTAGCAAGTTTGCGATGGAGACGTGGCTGCCATTGACGGCAGATATGATACCCTGAAGCCGCTCCACGCGTAATTACGCGGACCTTAAAAGGCTCCCTGAGCGCCACGGGTACACACACCATCTCCTCCTTCAAATCATACATCGTATAATTATCTTGCTCTTGATAGATCCATCCCAGTCGAGGAACTCGGACTTCAATTACACTCGTTTTGTAACTCATGTAACCCCAAAGAAAACCTTCCGGGGGGCCTATTGGCTCCAACCCCACCAGATAATTAAAAGCACCTCCCTTCGATCTCGAGTTTTCCGAACACGAGCCGAAGGTAGGAATCTTAGTTTTAACCCTTCCATCAGATTCATCAAAATTTAAATCCGTCTTCAGGTCACGTTTCCTATGTCCGTAAATTTCGTGAGCTGTTCGCACAATTTGTGCTTCCATCTCTTCCATCAAACCCTCCAGAGTTTCTTTTTCCTCTGGAGTAGTCCCCAATTCCCCACCAGTCACTTGTTCCGTAGTAACTAGTTGCCAGTGCTTCTCCAAAGCAGCCTCGACAAACCTATCATCAACAGGCAAACTTCCCCTCTTTGCAGAATATATATCATACGCCAGTCGTACATTTTTAGACTTAGCTACTTTCCCTAAATAACATCGACCGTGTAAAGCACGGCCGAGCCCACCTGGGAGTAAATAATCGACACGGTCCCCCTCCATGAGGGGCACCGCCTCGGGATACTCACTCTGTTTTAAGGCTGCCGCCAAATGATGCGCGGTCTTATACTTCAAAACCTTCTCCAGTTTCCCTTGGAATGCATAGAGATACCACTTCATTAAGAGCTCATTACGAGCCTCATCAGTGATAACACTTGTAAACCCATGGAGACGGAGAACCCAGATATAATTTTGATACATCCTGTTTGCCTGATCGATACAGTTTTCGATTCTCTCCACACACTTCTCACGCCACTGACGCTCAGGCGTCCCTCGAGGCCTGGTCTCGACCGTGGTATGAGTACATGGGGCCACCGGGTATATCCCGTTGGCTTCGTGATCTGCGTCCTCTCCTTTCGCGTTCTCGATATCTTCATCTTCCGAATCATATTCGGGATGATCGATCTTGTCAACCGTAAGG